TCATCAGCTAAAATATCTAAAGCAGAAGCAATAATAGCATCATTGTCCATTACATCATACTCTGAGTATAATTGGGGTCTTAAGTATTGGTAATTGATATTAAATTGGGCTCCATATAAAGATGATGGACTGGTAGAAAATATTCTATTATATCTGTCCATTAATGAATTTGTTTCTAATTCACCTGTAGATTGGATTTTACCACTATCAATTACTTTAATTTGATTACCCCCAACATTTCTAATAATTACATCAGTTGAAAATAATCTTTTTAATCTTGTAAATACGCTTTTATCAGCCATAATTTGTTATTATTATTATAAATATTACCTAAAGAAGCCATCTAATATCTTCTTTGTTACCCCCCATATCTTGATGATAAGGATTATCAGACCCTTTTGAAAAACCATATCCTCCTTGGTATTCTGTTCTATTTACCGTCATACCCCCCAAAGCATTTTTAGTAGCTTGTAAACCTTGCTGTCTTAACTTTAATGCTGTATCTCTAATATACATAGCTATACCAAAAGACATTACTAAATCATCATTATACCCACTTTGTGCTTCTGCCCTATTGTTTTTCCATATAAAGGTTTTCATTTCTTCTATCAATCTTTTTGATTGTATCGTTACTCCTTTATCACTAATATATTCTTGAAATTTACCTATTACCATAGGCCTAGTCCTAGAAGACATTGTAAAACCAGCTACCATTTTGGAGTGGTCTTGATATTTATCAAAATACGAATTAGCATTTGGGGAGTCACTCTTTTGTGAATAGTAAAGGTTAGGATATTGTCTATCTAAAGCAACTTGTATAGTTGCCCAACCTATATTAGCATTTTCTATTACAAGCATTGCTTCATTATATTCAGTAGCTAAACCAACTAATAAATGTCCATATTCTTTTGTACCTAATTGACCTTTATATTCAGCAACTTGTACATTATTTGCAACATCAATTACATGACATGCTGAATAATCTTTTCCATCTCCACGAGCAACATCTGCTACTACTACATAATCTCTTGTGTAATCAGGTGATTCCCAAACCCATAAATTTTGGTCCGCTCCTCTTCTTTCCATAGGATCTTTTATATAAGTTTTTTCATAAAAGTCTATGTATTCAGGATAAAATACAATATCACCAGAGGTACTAAAATCACAATCACATTCTTGTGCCGCCATTCTAGGGTCACCCAATAATTCATCTTGTGTATCTCTCCACTTTTGATCTCTTTCTGGGTGAACATACCAGGGGAGTTTTATAGGTAAAAATTGATTTTCTCTATTTTCTGCTCTAACCCAGGTTTGATGAAACCAATTTCCAGTACCATAAGGAGTAGATAATGCTATACAACCACCACCAGTAGCTAGTGTTTGTTGAGCTGAGGCCCAAATTTCTCCAATATTATCAATAAAAGCCGCCTCATCAATTAATAGTAAAGATACTGCTTCGGATCTACCAGCATCACTTGAGGCTGATGTTGCTTTAATTTGTGATCCATTTGCTAATCGTAAGGTTAATTTATTATTTTCAGGGGCATCTATTTTAAGCCATGAAGGTAAGTTTTCATACATGAATTTTACCTTTGTTACCATGTTTTTAGCTGTTTCTTGCTTGGTTGCAATACAAAGAATGTTTTTATCCTTATGAAATGTCATTAACCATAATGAATAACCCGCACCTAAAGTAGAGATACCTAGCTGTCTAGATTTTAATACTACACTATATGGATTTTCTTGGAATAACGTTAATACTTTTTCTTGGAATGGGTATAGATTAAACTGTATGCGCCCTCGTTGTGGATGCTGTATATAACAGTACTTACGCATAAAGTGTACTGGGTCTTGGGCACATTTTAAGTATTCTTGGCGTATTACTTTTTTTAAATCAGACATACTATTTTACTAAAAGTACAGCAACTAATACCGCTACTACTCCAGCCCCTGCTGTTAGTTTATTTTTAAATTTTTGCTTTTTAATTTCAAGCTTTAATTTATTATTAAGTTCTTGGGTAACTTCTAATTGAGAACTTTTTGTATTTATTATAGAATTGAAATTATTAATCTTAAAATTAAGATTATTAATAACACTATCTTTTAACATAACTTTATTTTCTAGTAAAGAATACTTTGTTGTTATTAAACTTAATTCTTTTTTAAAACCATCCCCTATTATTAAATCTTTAATTACTAGACGAACTATTGGTTTCTTTAATTGAATCGAAGTACTGTCTATAACGTTCTGCGAAAAACTGTTCAAGCTCATCATCCCCAAAAGAATCAACATTATTAACTTTTTCATTTGTTTGTCTTTTTAATGTAACTATTTTGATATCTTGTTTATTAATTTCCTGGTCTAGTTTATTTATTTGACCATTTAAAGTATCAATTTCTAATGTCAATTCTTCGTTTATACTATGTAAGGAATTAATTTTATTTTCTAATGCTTCTATTTTACTATTATACTCATTGATATACTCATCTTCATTGGAAGAATACATATTAATTAAATAATAAGCACCAAAAAATACTATAGCAATATATAAAAACCTTTCTTTAGATGACATTATATCTTTTTATTATCTAGGATATTTTCTAGTTCTTTTTTTAATTTAGTTTTTGCCTTTAAAGTTTTTACTAATTTTTCTTTATCAGCACCCTCTGCTTTAGAATATTTTTTAGCTAATGATTTCATCTCACGAGTTAATAGTGCTAATTCTTCTTTTGCTTTAGCTAAACCTTTAGTTTTTTTAATATCGGATTTAGATGGTTCTTTATCTTCATCTTCAGTTACAGGAGTTTCTACTTTATCTCCTGCTAAGTCTGTTAATTTATCTATTGCTATCTTAAATTTTGAATTTTTCATAAAATCCAATGATTCTTTTTCTGCCATTTGATTAAAGAAATCCAACATTTGTTTAGCAGCGGATGGAATAGTTGTAACAGTACTATTTATCTTTGACATAGTAGCAGTAGGAATTTCTTCTTCATCAATAGTCATAGGATTTATTAATTGTCCTTTACTAGCTAACCTATTAACAGCAGAATTTTGACTTGTTTTATAAACATCATCATATGCCTTTTTAATGTCGCCACCATAAAACCTATTAGTAATCATTTTACCTAACTTTCCTAATTGGTCTTGGGTTAAGGTATGTTCTTTTCCAAAACCTTCTAAATAAAATTGACCTATATCTTCATAGTCATAAGTAAAATCTTTCATTAATGGTGTTGCATCTTCTTTTAATTTTAATTGACTTTCATCATATTCAACTGTTTTACCATCTGATTTTTTAACTATATATGCATTAATTTTAGAGCCAAACATTCTACGTGAGTCCATAACTTCCATTTCGTCGCCTCCACCTTTCATAGTTACTTTATCTCCCACTTTAAATTTAGCTTCATTTAAACTAATTGGTGTTGTATTTTCTTCTAAAAGAAGTGAATCTGCGCTATCAGTTATAGCTTGAACAAATCCTCTTGTATAATACTTAGTATCGAGTCTATTATTTAATTGGGATTTATTAAAATGCTTATCAAATGCATATTCACCATCATCATATCCTATGTCTTGTAAATCGGCTAAACCTATATTAGCTTCTGCTAAGTTATCTGTTGCTATGAATCCATAGTCTTCTCTTTCTGATGCTTTCTCTATTGCAGTATGACGTGGTAGGTGTTTATATACTATATTACCCTTTCCATCAATAACATTATAGGCTCTATGTGAAGGTGTATAATCTTCTTCTATTCCTGCTTCTTTTTTAGCTACATCTAAATCTTTAACTGCTGCAGTTAATTCTTTAGTTTTAGCAATTTCTTCATCAGTATCTTCAGATAATGTAGAAATAATGTTTTCTTTTATATAGTTCTTTAATTCAGATTTTTTCATTATAATAAGGTTTTATTATAAATATGTTAAAGATTAGTAAACTTTAATATTTGTTGAATTCGTTCTTCTGTAGATCCAGATATTTTTTCTACTACATTACATTTATGACCATATCTTTTAATTAGTGTTGTAATAGTAAAATCAATTAAATCTCTATAGTGTTCATCTGTCTCACGTATACCATTATCTTCAATTTCTATTCCGTGGGGGGATATATAAAATATATAATCATATTCTCTGACAAATTCACTAGCATATGTTTCAAATGCTTCTTTATCTTGGTGAGGTATTGATTTAGCATTCATTGTAAACGCCATAACATCAAATACTGTTCTATCCGTAATAATATTATCTTGGATTAATTCACCACAACGTTCAGCTAAAAATACTGTTTGTCCTTTTAATGTTGAGTCAGTATTTAAAGGGATACCTAATGACATTAAATGTTGGCTACGTTCAGTAGCAAAATT